GATGGATGCCGCGGAATAGACCCAGCTTTGTGAAGCGGTGACCGTGACGGTGCGCACCACCGTGGAGCCGCTCCGCACCTGCAGCCGGTAGGACTCGGTCGATTCGTCCAGGGGGACGTCGGTGCCGTTGAGCCAGGCGGCGTTGACCCGCGCGCGGCGGATCCAACTCAGCGTGATGTCGTTGGCGGCCGTGGTCGAGCCGGGTTTGGCACGCAGCTGCGCCGGAGACAGCGGCCGCACGCAGCCCTCTTGCACGGTCAGTGTCTGCGCCTGGACGCTGCTGACGGTCTGACCCAGCGACACGGGCAGCAGCTTGAGCGTGCTGCCCAAGTCGGAGACCTGCAACGGCAGGCGATCAAGTTTGGTGTCCAGCAGGACGAAGGTGTCACCCACCGCGTGGGCCGTGGCCGCCCATTCAGTGCCTTGGCGGGCTCGCAGAAGGCCGCTCAAGCGATAGGTGTTGGCAGCGATCAGCGTGGCGCTGCGGAAATACACGATCTCCTGGCCGATGGCCGCGGCATTGGTGCCGGCCAGCAGGCCCTCGAATGTGGTGCTGGAGAGGCTTCCGCTGATGAGCTGCACATCGACGGTGTTGGTCTCGTCGGGGATGTTGCCGCTGAGGTAATTGCCTGAGGTACCCAGCACGCCGTTGCTGCCCACCGTAAAGCCAATGGTGGCGGCTTGGGTGAGCGTGGCCACGGCATCAAAGGTCACCCCATCGCGCGAGAGCTGCACCTGCGCGCCGGGCCAGGAGGCGTCGTAGCCGGCCACACCAAAGTACAAAGCCGCCGAGGTGTCGGTGTCACGCAGCGGCGGCACATCAAGCGCCACCAGGCGCGTGGGGCCGGCGTAGGCGATGCTTGGCGTGGGGTACCCCTGTGCGCTACCACCCAGGCTCAAGAAGGACTCGCTGTAAAGCGTCGGGTCTTCACTGACCGCTGTCCACCGCAGCTGCCCCTGTCCGTCGTCCTCGCACTTGGTCAGGCGAACCGTGTGGCTCACGCCGTCGGTGTCCACCACCGTCACCACATCGGTCGGCTCCAGCTTCAGGTACTGGCGCGTGGTGGCGAAGGTGAACGTGGTGCGCGAGACCCAGGCGCTCCACAGCATCAGCTCGCAGCGGGTGCGGGCCTCATCGTCGCGCATGACCACGGGCAGCTGCAGCGTGGTCTTCTGCTGCGACGCGGTCGCGGTTCGGATGGCGCGCTGGGTGCCGTTGTCGTAGTCGTTTTGCGAGCCGATGTAGGTCAGCTCCATCGTCTGCGGCAAATCGAGCTCTTGCGCGCGCGAGGCGATGACCGGGTTCAGCCCCTCCTCCGCCTGCGCCTCGTGTGCGGCACCCAGCACCTCGGTGCCCAAGGTCAAGACTGGGCTGGTGCCGCGTTTGACGAACTTGAGCTTGGCGTTGGTGTCGGCGGCATCAGCAAAGTACGCCTGCAGCAGCGGCGCGAGGTTGTTCTTGGCACTGGAGCGGTTGGTCAGTGCGTAGCCCTGCACGGTGTCCGTCAGGGCCGTGACGTCGATCTGGCCGGCTTGCAGGTTCACGCGCGAGCACAGGTCCGAGACGATGGACGCCAAGGTGACGCCGGCGCCTTCGAGACTGGCGTGGGCGAGGTTGAGGCGGATGTCGTAGGGGCCGACGTCGGTGTAGAGCAAGGTCGAGTCGTTGAGCATCGACATCGAGCACACGATCGGAATGGTGGGCAGCGTGGTCAGGCGCGTGCTGGTTTGTGTGACCAAGTCGAGCTTGAACAGGACGCTGCCCGCCACGACATAAATCAGCCCGTCATCGATCACGTGACCGACAGCCACGCCCGTCGGGCCCGTCATGACCGTGCCGATTTGGACCAGGGTGGTGGCGTTGAAACGTTTGATGACGCCGCTTATGACGTCGGCGACATACACATAGCTCGCCGTTGCCCCAAGCACCACCCAGCAGCCAGTGGTGGCTGAGGTGACCAGAGTGGGGTTTTCGATGTCGGACTTGTAGAGCGGGTAGGACCCACCGCCGTAGGAGGACGTGGCCCAAATCTGCGAGCCGGACTTGATGAAGGTGGTGCTGTTGCCTGCGTAGGGCAGATTGGGGATCAGGGTTTCGCTGACGGTGCCCGAGTTCGCGTCCAGCCACTGCATGGTGGACGTGCCGCGGAAAAACGCCCCCGGGGTGTCGCTGCGGCCAACGGTCGGAAAGTCCCCCGGACTGGAGGCAGCCAGAGCCTCCAATGCGCCGTCTGGGCTGGCGCCATAGGGCGTGAGCGTGGCCCGCTGCATCCCGTCATAGCCAAAGTAGTAGCCCCAGGCCAGCACGGTGGTGGCACTGGCCGACAAACAGGGCGCGCTGTAGAAGGTGCTTATCGTGGTGTCGTACCGGTAGGTCGCCACCGTTTGGCTGCTCCAGGTCGGGCTGGATGTGGTGACCACCTCAAACGACAAGGCCGGCAGCGCGTTGCCGTAAGTGGACAGATCGAAGTCCGTGAACACCACGTAGGCCAAGCCCCGGTAGCCGGGCACGTTGCCCGCGCCCAATTCGGCCTCCATCGTCGGATCGGGCCCTTGGGTGTTGGAGCCCAAGTAGATGCGGATGCCCTCGACGGCCACGGCACTCGACAGCACGTTGCTGGCGCTGGCGCCGCTGCTGAGGTTATAGATCAGCTGCGCGTTGGCCCAGATCCGGCGCACGCCCACGATCGGCCCTTCGCACAGGCCCACCGCAAAGGACAGGCGCGCGCTGTAGGTGGTGGTGCTCGGACCGCCCTTGCCCGACGAGGAGGACTGCTCCACCGGCGTGCCCATCCAGATGACGTTGCCCGCCAAGCGGAAGGTGCCGTAGGTGATCGGGATGGGTTGGCCGTAGGCGCTGTTTTGCACCCGCAGATCGGCGATCCGAGGCCCTTCCACCCGCATCGGGAACAGCAGGCCACCGATGACCGAGCCGGCCATCCAGCCCCATTGGGCGCCCGTGGTGCCGCCGAACGCAAAGCCAACTGCAGCGCCGGCGACCGAGACTGCCAGCTGCGCCATTACGCTACCCCCGGCAAGCGGTAGCAGCCGACGACCTGGCGCCACCAAACGGCATCCAGTCCATGCTCCACCACGCGCCGGCGCGGCAGGTAGGCATGCAGGATCGCCTGAGCGTCACTCAGGAACGTTAAATGCCCAGGATGGGCATCGAACTGAAACAGCAGCACATCGCCAGGCAGCAGCTTTTCGATGACCAGGCGGTGCATATGCTCTTCGCACATTCGGCGCAGCGAGTCACCATCGGGCCGGGCGCTGTAGCCATCCACATCGAATTGCGACAGGCCCAACTCATGGGCCACACCGATGATCAAGCCGGCACAGTCCACCCCGACGCCCTTGAGTCGGCCTTGGTGGTGATAAGGCGTGTTCAACCACGTCCGGGCCTGCCGGACGACGTCTTCAAGCCTGACCATGGTTAGCGTTGCACCCGCAGGATGGCGTCGGTGCCGGGGATGAACGGCTCGCCGCGAAAGTTCACCAGGTTGGCGTAGCGCGCCTTGCAGGTGGCGGCCGTTTTGTCGCAGCCGGCCACGATCGTGTAGGTGTCACCCACGGCAATCGGGTAACTCATGGGCAGGGCCAGGGTGACGGTGCCGGGCGTGAACTGGCGCACGTCCATCTGGTAGCCGGCATTGGCGCCGGTCAGCCAGGTCACCAAGCCGTAGGTGAAGTAGCCCTGCGCGTAGTCGAAGGTGAACGCCACCGGCTTGCCGCTGTCGAGCGAGGAAAAGGTGTACACCCCAGCCGTCACCGCATACTGCCCTTGAGTGGGGCCGGAACTAACAATTGTTAGGGGCAGCCCAGTCTGGGTATTCGTTACGCTGACGTTGGAGCTCCATGAGCCACCTTGCGGCACCAACGGGGTGATGGTTCGCGGGTTGCTGGTGGGGATGCTGTAGCTGCCACTGGTGTAGGTCACCGTCGGGCCGACTTGGTTGAGCGACGGGTCGGTGAACACCCGGCGGTTGGTCACCCCCGTCACCGTCCCGGAAAAGGTCAACGGGGTGAGATTGACGGTGCAGCGGCTGTCGCCGAGCTTGGCGCGGCAGGTGGCCGAATACAGCGTCCCGACTTCCTGCTGCAGCAACTGGCCTAAGCCGCGCAGCTCGGCCACGAACTGGCTGCGCTTGGTCACGAACTGCCCGAGCACACCGGTGGTCAGTGGCAACACGCCCATGCTGACGTCGGCGTAGTTCACCAAATACAAAGTGACCGCGGCGTAGTCCCACAGCCCAGCCGCCACGTCCTGTGGCTCAATGGCTGAACTGTCGAAGACCGCCGTGACCTCTTGGTTGCTGATGGACAGGTCGTCCGACCAGACGATGGCCGACGAGGTGTGCCCACCGGTGCTCGCGTAGGTCACGCCGCCAACGGTCAGGTCCTGGTCGTGGTCGGTAAAGCCAAAGGCCTGGCCATCGGTGCGCACGATCTTCCACAGCGTGGTCACGGTCAGGACTTCGCCGGCGAGGTGGTTCGCCAGGGCGGTGGAGATCGTCCTCATAGCCGAATCTCCACCACGGGCAGCGTGACGCTGCTGGCGTTGTAATCGTCATAGGAGGCGCTGAAGGTGTCGGTGTCAAAGCGCACCGGCACGTCAAACTCGCCCGTCCAAGTAAGCGTGTCGCTGACGGTTGGCGCCGTGCCATAGAAGGTCACCACCCCGGTGGTGCTGTTGACCAGGCACTGGCCTGACCCCGAGCCGGAAGGCACCAGCACGCCGTTCTTGAACACCTGGACGGTGGCGGCCACGGGCTTGGCGATTTTGCGAAGCGCCGTGTTGCTGCCCACGGCGTAGCGTTTGTAGAGCTGTCCTGAGGCCGTGCCGTTGCCCAAGCCTGTCGTGTTGACGATGCCGCTGCCGTTGGAGCTGGTCGCGGTGTAGTCCTTCCAGTCCTTCCACCGAAAGCCGTTGGCCATACCCGCGGTCACTTGAAACCACGCCTGCAGCTGGTCGAGGTCGGCATCACTGCGCGCACCATTCAGCGCATCCCAGCGGCGCAGGGACTCTGACCAGGTCTGGTTGCGCTGCTCGCGGCCGCTGGCGGTCTGCACCACCTGCGTCTTCCACACCGGCCCACCCGTGGAGCGGTAGGAGATCGCCTCAGGAAAGCGCGGGGTCTCAATGAAGGCCATTCAGTGCTTCCCGATCAGTTGCGCCGCAACGCGCGCTGCACGCGCAGGCCAATTTGCGTGGCTGCCTGGTCGATGGTGCGCAGGTCGGTGCCAGCGGCAAAGGTGTTGTTGATGACGATGTTGGGTCCGGCGGGCTTGTTGTCTGCCGCGGGCTTGTTGGGCAGCACCGTGCCGTTGATGCCGGGGATGAACACTTCGGGCCCGGCCTCGCCGACCAGGTAAGCCTGGTTGCGATAGACCGGTCCCCCACCCTGCAGCGAGCCGCTGATCCGCACGGCCAGTGACTCGCCCAGCGGCAAGCGGCTCGCGTTCATCAGTTCGCTTTCGCGTTCTTCGGTTTTCACCGCCATCTCAGCGGGCTCGACCACCGCGGCCAGGCGCCGGGCCAGACCCGCAGCCAGCGTTGGCGGCAGCGGTGCGGCCATGTAAGGCGGCAAGGCCGCCGTGGCCACGGCGGGCAGCGATGTCTGCAGCCGCGCGGCAATGGCCTGCACCTCGGGCGGTCCAGATGGCAGGGTGACCCGGGGCGTGTTGGCCAGCGCGCTGCTGGGGGCTGCGGCAGCGGGCAAAGCCGGCAGGGCAATACCCACCACCGTGGCGGCCAGGGCTTGCGCCAGGCGTGGCGCAGGTGCGCCCAAAAGTTTGGGCCCCTGCACTTGGGTTTCCAGCTTCAGCCGCTCATTGGGGATGATCGTGCCGGGGATGCTGGGCTTGAAGATCTCCGGGCCGCGTTCGCCCACCAAGTAGCTTTGGTTGGCCGCGACCGGCCCACCATCGGCGCGGGCGCCTGCCACCGGTGCTCCGAACAGCTGGGCAAAGAAGCCCGACACCCCGGCCAGGGGGCCAGTGGTGCCAAACAGGCTTTGCGCCAGGTTCTGCGCCACGATGCGCGTGATGGCTTGCTCCACGCTGCGCGCGAAGTCCAAGAACGCGTCCTTGAGGCTCTTGGTGCCGCTCATCAGGTCGCTGAGGAAGTTGCTAAACCCCCCGACGAAGATGTCGCGGAACACGATCCCGAGGCCATCGGCTGAAGCCGCCAGCGCGTCGATGCGCAGCTTGAAGGCTTCCACGTTGGCCAGCATCGCCGGGTTGCCACTGGCTTGGGCTACCGCGTCCATTTGCTCGGCAATACGCTGCAATTCCGAGACAGCGCCCAGGCGGGCCGCGCTTAAGCGGGCCAGGCTTTGCAGCTCGTTGGCAGCCCCCCGCTGCTGGTCCAGGGAGATGCGCCCTTCGGCGTTACGCAGCCGCTCCTCCACCACCGCTGCCTGAGCCCCGAACTGACTGAACGATGCCTGCTGCGTTTGCAGCCGCTCGATCCGATCCAGCACCTGCAGGGCCGGCAGGTCTTGCTCAACGGTCAGGCGTTGACGCAGGGTGCGGTTTTGCAGCGTCTGCTGACGGCGCGAGGCTTCTTCCAGGTTGCCTTGCAGCTCCAAGAGGCGAACATTGAGCCGCTCGACCTCGTCGGCGTAGTCGCGCGTAGCCTTGGCCTGCTCCAGCCGGTCCAGCACCGTCTGGCGCTCGACTTCGGTGGTAATGCGCTCTTTGCGAATCCCAATGTCTTCGATCCGGCCGGCCAGCTCGGCCTTGGCGCGCACATCAACCATGCGGGCCATGGCGCGCTGCAGGTCGGCGATTTCTTGGTCGTACAGGGCCAGCGACCGGGTACGGAACGCCTCGGTCGAGGCTTCGCGGGCGGCAAAGTAATCCGCTATCGAGATCAGGTCCTGGCTGTACAGGCGTTGCAGCACCTGCTGACGGGTCTGATAGAGCTGCTGCTCTTGCTGAATCTGGCGCTCAATGACCTTGGCCTGGGCGTCGGCCTGCGCCTTAAACAGGCCCGTGTCCGGCTGCGGCAAGTTGAAGTCGGGCAGCCGGCGCCGGTTGCCCAAGGTGTCGCTCAGATTCTTCGCGTCTTCGGCCAGCTGCTGCTTAAAACGCTCGGAGAACAGCGGCCGATTGAAGATCTGCTGCATGTCCTGCCACCAGGCATCGCCCACGATGGTGATCTGCTGCAGCCCGTCTTTTGCGGTCTGAAGGCCCTTGGTGAGGTCGCCCGAGAGAATCTGAAACACACCGGCCATCACCTGCCCGAGGCCGGCCATCTGCGCGGCTGCGGCGGCGATCGTCTTGCCGGTCATGAGGAACAGGTCCGGGATGACGCTGAGCACGTCGATCAGTCGGGCCAGGCCCATGGCGGTGGCCTCAGCCCACTGCCGCAGCGAACCATCCGCGGCTAGACGATCGACGCTGCCGCGCAGGCCGTCGGCGGAGTTGGTGGAGGACACCATCGCCTTGATGAAGCTGCCCATGACCGGGGCAATCTGCAGGGCGATGGTCTTAAACACCGAGTCCACCGAGACCTGCAGGCGCTGCAGGTTGATCTCGTAGGCTTTGGCCGCAGCACTTTGCGCGGCTGTGGTCGTGACCGCCAGGTCGCCCACCGTGACCAGGTCGTTCATTACCGGCAGGAGGTTGGCACCCGACTTACCGAGTAACTGCTGCGCTACGGCCGTTTTGGTAGCGCCGTCTTCGTACTTCGCCAGCTCGGTGGCCACCCGCACGAAGATGTCTTCAGGGCGCTGCGAGGCCAGGTTCTTGGTGGAGATACCCAACGCCGAGAACGCCGCCACGGCAGTGGCCCCGCCCTGCTCGGCTTCGACCATGCTCTTGGCCAGGCGCTGCAGCCCAGTGGCCAAGGAATCGGTGCTGGTGCCCGAGACTTGGGCAATGCTCGATAGCCGCGACAGCCCCTCGATGGTGCCGCCGGTGCGCTGCGCCAAGTCCTCCAAGCCAGCCGCCGAGCGCAGCGCGCTGTCGATCTTGGTCTTGACGGTATCGAAAGCGATGCCCACCGACAGGCCAACGCCAATGGCCTTAAGCGCGTTGCCCGCGGTGTCAAACGCCCGCTGCACCAGGCTGGCGTTTTGCTGCGCGATGTAGGCAATGCGCCCCATGTCGCTCTGAAACCGCGCCACATTGGCGGCGACTTCAACGACTAGGGAGCCGAGAGACCCACTCATCAGTCTTCGTCCTTGGTGTAGCGCACCACCCGATCGCCGAACAGCGTCTTGCCCAGCAGTTGGGCGCGCGCCTCCTCGTTCTCCAACGAGATCACGGCCGCGGGTTGATCAAACGACTTCGCAAAGGGCATGAAATCCACGGGCTTGGCCGCTTGGCGTGGCGGACTGGCGCTGTGGTTGGCCACCGTGGCAGCCAAGATGCCCAGCCGCAGGTCCGCCCGCGGCTCACCGATTGGCTCGATCTGGTCGTAGGCCATGTACTCGGTCAGCTCACTGGCGGTCATGCGGCGCAGCATCTCGCCCACGGGGATGCCCATGGCCAGGCTCAGGCGGAGATAGAACTGCCGCTCTGGGCGGCTTCGGAGTTTTTTTGCTGCTCCTGCACCGACTCCATGCCGTCCATACCGTTTAGGCGCTGGGCCACCCGAAACAGGCGGTCCAGCGCCGCTGCGCTCTTGTTGCCCAGCTCGCGGATCGTTTTGTCGTCAAACAGACGGTCGCCCGACTCACCATCGACCAAGCAAGCCGCCACGATCTTGGCGCGCAGGTTGCTGGTGTCGGCCTCCCGCTTGCCGTTGACGACCTTGACCATCTGGGCTTCCAGGGCGTCGCGTTCGGCGCCGGTCAGTTCGCGCAGGGCCACCGTGCCGCCCCATTCGGGGACGTCGACGTACTCGGTCTTGATGTCGCTGACAGAAACGATTTGGTCGCGACTGAGGGTTTTCTTCATGCGCAGCTCCTCTTGGCGAAGTTCAGGTCAGCGTGACGGCGCCGCTGATGCGGATGTCGCACGAGCCCTTGACGATCTGGTCCACGCCACCGGTCTGGCTGAACTTCTTGACGTAGCCCTGCCAGGAATAGGTCAGGTTGGAGCCCGCCCCCGGCAGCACCAGTTGGAAGTTAGCAATCGCGCTGCTTTGCTGGTGGGAGCGCAAGGCGGCCTGGCCGGCGTCGTTGAGGTCGGTGTCGAACTCAAACGAGAACTGACCGAAGTCCACCAGACCGAGCATGAACTCCTTGGCCACGCTCTGCAGGTTGGTCTTGTCGAGTTCGCTGGCCATCCCGTCAAAACCGGAATAGGTCTTGATGTTGTTGACCTCGGTGAAGGTCGTCGGGGTAGCCGTGGCCGTGCCAGCGGTGACGGTCTTGCCGGTGGTGTCCACCGCCACCGCAAAGGTGTTGGTGGTCTTGTGGATCACGGTGAACGTCTTGCCGTTGAGCAGGGCCGCGTCAGTGCCCGTGAAGCCGCTGCTGAAGGTAATGATGTCGCCGTTAACGAACCCGTGTGCCGAGGACGTCAGGATCGTGGGGTTGCCCACGGTCACGCCGGTGATGGTTTTGGCCGAGCCGGAGCCCGTGCCGATGCTCAAGGTAGTGCCTTGTGCGCTGATAGCGGTTGAGGTCATGTGAAATCCTCCAAGGGGTCAAAAGAAAAACCCGCCGACTCTTGCGAGGCCGGCGGGCGGTGGGTGGTGGGTGGCTAGCGGTGATGCGGGCGGCGCTACATACGCGGCCCTTTGGGTAGTTGCGCGACCTCGCGCGGGATGCGCTCGGCCATGTAGGCGCGAATGGCTTCAACAGCCTGCATCTTCTTGGCCTCAAAGGCCGGACGCAGGAACGGACGCGCCGCCATCTTGACGGTGCCGAATTCAACGAAACGCCAGTAGTAGGCATCTTTGGACTTGCCCGACTTGGCCTTGCCGACCTTGGCACGCTTGCCGGAGATGACGCCCACTTGGTAAACCTGCTGCAGCAAGCTCGACAGCCGGCGCGCTTGGGCGGAATAGATCGCCCGCTTGAGGGTGCCGGGTGGCGGGTGCTTGGTCGCTACCTGCCCTTCGTAACGAGGGGCCCGCACACGGGCCTCATCCCGGATCACCGCCGCACCCGCGGCCACCGAGCCCCGCAGCACGTTGCGCGCCACGCGCGGCGGCAACTCGGCCAGCGCCCGATTGAGCTCGGCCAGGCCCTTGATTTGCACGCTGCTGTAGCTCACCCGTTGGTGCTCCAAATCGAATAGTCCTTGGTGATGCGGTAGGCCCGCACCTCCTCTTCGTACACGTCCACGCTGCTAATGGGCACGTTTTGCACGCTCCAAGCCGCCATAGCCGCTTCCAGGGCGGTCTCCAGCTGAGCGGCCTGCTGCAGGCTGCGGCTGTAGATGTCCACCTGCACGCGGGTGTTCTGCAGGTCGGTCGGACCTTGCAGCACCGCATTGGCGTTGCTGACCACTCGCTGCCACACGATGAACGGATAGACCGGCGGCTCGGTGGTGTTGATGCCGTAGAACACGCCGCCGGCGGGGTTCAAGCTCACCAGTTTGGCCTGGACGTCCTGGATCAAGGCCGTCATGTCCTACCCTTCGTTGAGACCTTCGCTGACCAGCAACTCGATGGTGCGGTTGCGCTCATCGAGGTTGCGGGCGTTTTGCACGTTGAGGTAGCGCGTCACGCCGTTGCCTTGGTAGACCACCCGAAGGGCGGCAATCGCCGCCGGGTTGACCAGCAGCGGGTTGAAGCGCACCACCACGCGACTGCTGATTTCGGCGTTGATGGCCTGCGCCAGCTCCAACTCTCGACCGGCCAGCGGCTCGATGGCCGCCGGCACATCGGCCAGCACCGTGCTCCACGTCGTGCTTTGCTGACCCCAGCTGTCCACAGAACTGCCGCGGGACTGGATGGCGACCTTTCGTCGCAGTTCACCGGCTCGCATGGTCTACAGCAGCGGCGCCTTGTAGGGATCAAGCAGGCAGTCCAAGAAGGGCAGCGGCTCGATGGATTGGCGCGACAGGATGGCCACCTCCTCGCGGTTCTCGTACAGGGTACCCACCCGCAGCAGGATCCAATGCCGAATGCCTTCGGGCACGTCCGTGGCCGCATCGCCGTATCCGGCGGTGTAGTCCACCGACACCGAGCCAATCTCCGGCAGCGGGATGGGCCAAATCTTGCCGAACTGCGGCGTGATGCGCCCCAAAGGCCCCGAGAGCTCGGCCTTGTAGTCGGTGGCCGGCATCACCTGCGGACTGCGGTCGGTGGCCAGGTAGTTCACTGAGGTCACCGACTGCACCGGGCCGCGCTCCAGCAAGATGGCGTGACCCGGCAGGCTGTACGGCACGCCCCAGGGCACCCCCATCAGGGATGGGCCCGGGAAGCTGTCCAGCACCAGGCGCCAGCCTTGCGTGATGAAGCTGCGGTTGCAGTAGCTCTCCGCATAGCGGCGCGCCACCGAGATCATCAGCGTCAGCAAGGTGTCCTCACTGGAATCGATGATCCGGCAGTGCAGCTTGGCCTGCGCCAGCGTGACCGGCTCGATGGCCGGTGCGGCGGTTTGAATCAGCGGCATGGTGGAGAGGGTCGGCAGACCGCGCAGGGCCTCAGGTCACCCCAAGTCCCCGCGCAGCACGTCAGCGCATCAAGCCTTGACCTCGACCACCGAAGTGGCTTGGGTCACGGGACCGAAGCGGCTGTCCACGCCCAGCGCAACCACGCAAGCCGGGCCGCCCGTGGCGCCACCGGTGACCAGCCCGAACTTGATGTACTCGGCACCCGAGGCCATCAGCTCATCAGCCGTGAGGTTGATCATGACTTGCTTGTTGTCGTTCGCCGAGGCCGAGGCCGCCAGCTGCGTGGCCGACTTCACCGCCACCGCGTTGCTGCCATCGGCGTCGCAGCGGTAGCACTTGAAGTCGATGGTCTCGCTGGGCATGTTGCCCAGCAGGGCAATGCCCAGGGCCTGGTGATAGGCGCCCAGGTCCACCACACCGGAGAACACCTCGGTGTTGGCCACGGTCTGCGGGTTGACGACGCCCACCAGGGCGATCTTTTCTGAGGATTTGACGTTGGGGGTCATGAATTGCTCCTAAGGAAGTGAAGACCGCTCACGGCCGGTTAAGCGCGCGTGGCCAGTTGCACGAAGGGCGACAACGTGGCCGAACCCTTGGCAGGGCTGACCGGCGCGGCGATCTTGGATTGGCCATCGAGGCGGAAGATGGCGCGGAAGGCGGTGGCGTCGGCGTCGAAGTACAGGTGCATCGAGGTCGCCGTCTCCACACCGCTGGCCTTGGTGATCGTGCGGTAGTACGACAGGTCCAGCAGGCTGATGTCGCCCACGGTGCCAAGCGCCGAGGCGTGCTGCGTGACCATCACCGGCCGCCCCATGAGCTGGAACGCCAGTCCTTGCGACTGAGCGCCGCCCGCACCCGCACCAATGGGCAGGAAGATCGGGTAGTTGCCCAGGGTCAGCTGGAACAGCTGCGGGATCACCGAGGGGTGGATCATCCACACCGCCGAGGACAGGCTGCCGGGCATCAGGCGCGCCAGCATGTTCGACAGGTTCTGGATGTTGACCGTGGCGGCCGCTTGGCCAGTCTCCTTGGCCACCGAGATCGCCGCGCCACTGCTGAGCAGGCCCTGCGGTTGCCCTGCACCCGTGCCGAACAGGATCGACTCGTTGGACTTCCAGCGGATGGAGTCGCCCACCTTGGATGGCAGGTAGGAATCCAGCGCGTTGGTGTCGGCAATCAGCTCGTCGGTCAGCGGCACCAGCCCCATGAGCTTGTGCAGGCGCAGCACCGTGGTGCCGAGCTTGGGTTTGGTGGCCGTGGCCGTGGAGGCTTCAGCCTGCCAGTAGGCGCGGATACCGTCCGTGCCCCAGGGGGTGGTTTCGTCCTTGGGGAACACCATCGAGTTGCCGCCGACGTTTGTGTTGTCGGTCATCGGGATCAGCGAGTCCTCGCCCAGGGACAGGCGGAAGATTTCGCGGGAGAACTCGGGCGGGACGGCATAGCCGCCATCGGCGCCGGTGGACTCATTGCCGTAGGTCGAGGGTGCGGCGGCCAGGCGTTGGTCAGGACGCATGCCGGGCACGCCCGCAGCCTTGACCGACTGGGCGAACTCACCAAAGGACTTGAAGCCACGCTTGGGGTCGGCCGTGACGTTGTCGGTCACGGAGATGACGGCTGCAGCCGGCAGGTCGATGCCACCAAGGCCGGCGGCTTCACTGGCCAAGAACTCGGCACGCTCGATTTGCGCGTTGAGCCCCTGAATCAGGGCCTTGTGCTCATCGAAACTGGCCTGCTCTTCGGCGGTCAGGTCGCGGCCCTCTTGAGCCGCTTGGTCCAGCAGGTGGCTGGCGGTCTTGTGCGCTTCGGCTTTCTTGGCCTTGAGTGCGCGGATGTTTTGGGTCATGTTGAATGCTCCGATGTCAGAAAAACAAAAAACCGGCGCATGCAGGGCATGGCCGGTTGCTTGGGTGCACGTGCGACCCGATGGGGCCGCGGCTGTCGGTCTATGGACTCGTCAGTCGGCGGGCCGTGCTCAGCCCAGGATCTCCAATTGGTTGCGGGCCGCGGCCAGTGCCTGGCGCGGGGCAGCGCGTTGTTGCAGGTTTTTGGCCACCCGGCGCAGCACCTGGTCAAAGGTCAAGACGCCGTCGACCATGTTTTGCGCCTGAGCGGCCGCAGCGCCGAGCACGCGGCCTTGGCCCATGCCACTGCGCACGTCTTCGACGCTGACCTTGCGGCCACGGGCCACATCACGGGTAAAGGCCGCGTAGTAGTCGTCCACGCGCGACTGCATGAACGCCCTCGCCTCTTCATCCAAAGCACCGTAGGGGTTGCCTTCGACCTTGAACTTGCCGGCGCTGATCAGCGTGGCGGTCACTCCCGCCTGCTCCAGCGCCCGCGACCAGTCCTCGTGCGCCATCCACACGCCGATGGAGCCCACTTCACCGCCCGGGGTGACGAAGAACTCACCGGCGCTGGCGCCCAGCCAGTAGGCGGCGCTCGCTGCCAGGCTGTTCGCCACCGCCGTGACGGGTTTGCTGCTGGCGCGGATTTCGGCGGCGAGCTCCGCCACGCCGTAGACCGAGCCGCCGGGGCTGTCGATGTCCAGTACCACCGCACCAATTGCAGGGTCGGCCAGGGCTTGGCGCAGCGCCTGGCTGATGGCCTGGGTGCTGGTGCTGCCGTCGCACAGCGCCAGCTGTGAGGCACGCTGCATCACGGTGCCGTAGACCGGAATGACGGCGATCGAGCCTTGGTTATAGCCGCCGCGCGCATTGCGGGCCGCCGATGCTTGGCTTTGCGGGTCCGCAGCATTAGGCGCCGAGCGGACTCCGCCAAACCGCTGCGCGAGCACCGTGGCGTATGCCTGCAGGCGCTCGGGTTGCAAGGCCCAGGGGGTGGCCAGACATTCGGCCAGGAAATGTGCACTCATGTTGTTCCCATCAAATCTTGCAGCGCACAGCGCAGCAGCTGCTGCGCGATGGCGGCTTCGGTCAGGTCGCCGCTGGCCTGGAGTTGCTCACAGCATTGCTGCGCTTGCGCGCTGTCCAGGCCCATGGCTTCCTGCACCAGTTGCTCGAAATCGACGTTGAAGACGTCGGCCGCGGCTTTCTTGCTCAGGGCACCGACCGCGCGGCGCGCCAGGCGGTTGGCCTGCGCGCTGAGCAGCCCTTCCAGACGGGCGCGCAGCGCCAGCGGTGCTGGGCCCGTCATCGCAGCACCGTCCGCCTCTTCCAAGTCGTCCATTTCTGGCGCCTCGACCTCCTCGGCCTCCTCGGTTTCTTCGGGCTCCTCGGACAGCTCCCGCTCGTTTGTCGGCACCAGCGGCTCGTCCAGGCCGTCGATCGGGTCGTAGCCCTCCAAGGCGCGCGCCTCATTGCGGGTGAGCCAGCCGTCCAGTACCCCGTTGTGGGCGTACTGGGCCCGGCTGACCGAGTCGCCACGCAGCAGGTTGCGAAAGTCGAGCTCGACTTCGAGCGACTCGTCGTCAATCAGCGCCTCAATGGCCGCTTCCCACCGCTCGCACCAGGGCAGCATCGTGTTCTGCCAAAACTCGATGCTCTGCTGCTCGATGTTGGAAAACGTCGCCCGGCTCAGGTCGCCGATCATGTGCGGCGGCACCCTAAACAGGCCGGCAATCTCAGAGCGGTTGTAGCCGCGCGCCTCCAAGAACTGGCTGTCCCGGTTGGACATCCCCACCTCGTGGTACTTCATTCCCTGATCGAGGGTCAGGATGCGGTGCCGGTTTTGCCCGCTGATGGCCGACCTGATGCTCTCGGCCAGGTTTTCGCGCGTGGCGCGGTCGACGATCTTGCCCGGGTACTCAATCCAGCCGCCGCTGGGCTTGGCGTCGTTCATCCAGAACCGGTTGCCGTACTCCTGAGCACCCAGCCCGGCGGCAATCGCCTCGCGCGCCATCTCAATGGGATTCAAGCCCACGATGCCGTCGCCGCTCAGGCCCCGCACATGAAATATCTGGTCGCGCCGGTAGCGCAACGTGTCGCCCTCGGGCGTGGTGTACAGGTAGCGCCAGTTTTCGCTGCTCAGCATCTCGATCTTCATGCGATCGGGGTGCCGCGGCAGCAGCTCGGCAATCCCACCGGCGCCGTCTTCGACGATTTCGCAAAACGCGTTGCCGCGCAGCGTCAGGTGACCTTGCAGCATCTCGCGCCACTCAAACGGTGTCTGAAACCGGTTTGGCCGGCGGGCGAACAAGCGGTAAGCCCAATGGTCACGCAACACCTCGCGCCCGCGCCCGTTCGCTCGCGGCCGGTACAGCCGAAACGGCAGCACCGCAAAGCTCTCGGTCAGCACCCGCACACAGGCGTACACCGCGCCCAGGTGCAGCGCACCATCGGCCGTGATGTGCTGGCCGGTGCTGGTGCGACTGCCCACCGGGGTGAACCAAAAGTCACCCCAGGGCGAGCGATCGGCGGTAGAGGCGCGGACCGATCCTGCGGAGCGCAGGCGACTGATGAACATCAGCCTTGATCCTTGTCCTCAGGCTTGCCGGGCATGTACAGGCCGCCACTGACCTTGATGGCCAGGCAGACATAGGCCACCAGCAAGAAGCCCGCGCCCATGGCACCCAAAGCGGGCGACATCATGTACAGACCGATCCAGGTTAAGAGCCAGCTGACGATCAGGCAGCCGTTGAAGACGTACACGTTCATTCAGATCACCAATGGGGAGTAATCGGCATCGAGGATGGGCAGCGCCTCGATTTCGCTGGGCATTACGCCCACCGCCATGGCCAAGGCCACCATGCCGTCGATGCGGCCGGTGGCTTTTTGTTTGTTGAGCTTGCGGTTGCCGGCCGGATCGGAAATCGTCACGGCGTTGGCCGCGCACATGGTCAGCACCGGGTGTTGCCCATGGCGCAATTGACGGCTCAGCAACATCGATTCCAGTTCGCGCAGCGCCGGTGACATGCCGACAAAGCCTTGGCCGAACGGGATAAAGCGTTCGAGCTCTTCTTCGGTGAACCCCACCCGCTCTAGCCAAGGGCGCAGGTGGCGCAGGTTCCAGCGGTCAAAGCCCAGCGCCTTGACCTCACAGCGGTCGAACACCGCTCGCAAATGCTCGGCCACATACTCGTACTGGATCGAGGCCCCCGGCGTGGTCTGCAGGTGGCCTTCGCGCGCCCAGATGTCATAGGGCACGCGGTCGGCGCGAGCCTTATCTGCCAAGCCATCGCCCGGCAGCCAGAACGTCGGGTGCACGTCCCAGGCGGCATCACGTTGGCTCATCAGCACCAGCGCGGTGAGGTCCGAGACGCTGGACAAGTCCAACCCGGCGTACACCTCCCGCCCTTCCCATTCGTCCGGCACGGCGCCGTTGTCGCGCCAGACCTGCCGGGAGATGAAAGGAGAGCGGGCTTCGATGCGCTGGTTCAATACCAAATTGCGGAAGGCTGCCTCTCGGCTCGGGATGCGCTTGGCGTTTTGCGCCTGCTGCAGCACCTCGGCCTGGTTCATGAAGGTGTCGAAGGCGGGGTTGGCCGCCCGGATGGCTTCCTCACTGAACGGATCCAACTCCATCGGCGCCGTGTAGAGCCAGCACTTCTGCATTGGATCGGCGCCGCTCAGGGCATCGTCGATCAGCACCGACAGCAAATCGGCGTCAGTCGGCGCCTGGGTGGAGATGACGATCGACAGCGGTGCTTCCTGTGCCGCGCTGGCGGTTTCCAACGCTTCGTACAGCTCTGAGCGCGGCCCGCGCACCTGGCCCAGCTCGTCGTGCACAGTAAACGACGGCGACAGGCCGTAGGCGGTCGAGGCATCGGCGCTCAGGGCTCGGTACAGCGTGCCCAGTTCTTCGCAGAACAGCTGCTTGGCGGTGTCACGCACCGTGACGTACTGTGCCAGGTCGGGCGACATGCGCACCACCTTGGCGGCCAAAGCAAACAAGATGGCCGCCTGGTCACGCGACTGTGCCGCCGAGTACAGCTGGCTGTTGGCGCGGGCTTCGGGGCCACACAGGTGCAGCAGCAGCAAAAAGGCCGACAGCGTGGTCTTGGCGTTCTTGCGGCCGAAGCTGATGATCGCTCGCCGCGTCGGGCTGTCGTAGATGCCCTTGAGTACCTGGCGCTGGAAGTCGCACAGGCGCACCGGCTGACCCACAAACTTGCCTTCCGGGATGCGACAGTGGCTCTCAATCCAACGGATGTTGCGCTCACCCCGCGTCAGCGTGTTCACGTGCCGGTCTCCCACGGGCGGCTGGGCTTGGCGGCATCGCCGGCCTTGGTGGCCGCTGCTTTCTCGGAGTACCGGGCGCTCGGGCACAGGCGCAGCTTGATTGCCATTTGGGCCATGGAGCTGGCCTGGCTGGTCAGGATCTGATGCGCCGGGTTGACGTATTCGCGGCCCTTGTCGTCGGTCATGATCAGGCCGCGAGCTTCCATCTCACTAGCGGCGCGCTTGTAAAACGTCGAGGCGACGCAGTACGCGGCCAGCAACGGCACGTCACCGGGGCGGAAGTAGTCGGCCGGTAGCGAATCGACGATAGCGCGCCACTCTTGTTCTTGATCGGGCGTGAGGTGGCTCGGTGGCACCAGGCGCTGCCCCGTGACCGGGACGACGTTGAGTAGATCGCCGACTGACCGGCGACCGCGTTTTGCTGTCATGGAATTCCTCGCGCGCGGGCGCGCACACGACCCGAAAAGTCGCGGTTTATGAAAACGACGTTAGGCGCG